GTAGGTTCTACTGTAGGTTCAGGAGTTGGTTCCTCTGTAGGCTCTGCTGTAGGCTCAGTAGATGGCTTTGGCGTAGGAGTGGGCTTTGGCGTAGGAGTGGGCTTTGGTTCCTCAGTAGGCTCTTCTGTAGGCTCAGGACTTGGCTCCTCTGTTGGCTCACCTGTAGGTTCCTCTGTAGGCTTTGGAGATGGATCATCTGTAGGTTCATCTGTAGGTTCAGTACTTGGTTCTGGGGTAGGTTCTGGAGTTGTTTCTGGAGTTGGTTCTGGAGTAGGCTGATTGGCTGCAGCGTTAGCTGCTGCCTGAGCAATAGCAGACTGAATTTCTCTTTGTAATTGTTCTTCATAGTAACGCCATGCGTTATCAATCGCACTATTAAGATTATTTATTGACTGCTCGTATGCATCTTCAGCATTATTTTTATTTTGCAATGCAGTGGCAACATTTAAAACTGCGTTGTTATATTCGTTTGTTTTATTAATTAATGTTTGATTATAATTATTTAATGTTGAAACTGCTTGATTATAAATATTTAGTTTGTCATTATATACATCTTGTGCTAAGTTCTTTGTGGCAAGTGCTTGGTTATAATCATCTATCTGCTCCTGTGTTGCACCTGGTCCAGAAGAAAATGTATTAAGGTTACAGCTAAAATTTTGTCCCCAGACTCTTGGATTTCCAGCATAGTCACATCCTGCTCCAGTCCATCCTCCAGGAATTGCCCATCCAAGATGATATGAACCTGGGCCTCCGCCGTTATACCACCATATTTCTACATCTAAAGTCTTGTCTTCACTAACATCATATGCTGGAGAATAGTCGCTCCATGTAGCACCTTGCTCTACCCAGTTATCAACGGCAAGTTGCCCATCAACATACATTCTAAACCCATCATCTGTATATCCTGCAAAGTAGGTTGATGTGAACCAAGACGGTACTGTTATTTGACCAGTGAACTTAACTATAAAGTTTTCGTATCTGTTACCACAAACTGGTAGTTGCATGTGGCTTGAGTTCCAAGTACCAGAACAAAGAACAGATCCTGGGGTAGCAACATTACCCTGTCTAACAAGAGTATAAACAGTGTATGCCAAACCTGTTCCTCCAGCAGACTGCATGTTAGATTGTGCTGTTTGTAGATTAATGTTGGCTACTTCAAGTGCATCTAGTGCATTATTCTTATTAGTTAGGGCAGTGGCTACTGTGGCTGTTTGTCCATCTACTGCTGATTGGGCTAAATCTTTTTCTTCAAGTGCCGTGGTTTCTGCGTCAAGGGAGTCATCATATAGGACAGAGGTTTGTGTCTTGGCTTCTTCTGCAGATACGGCAAGATCATATTTGTCTTCTGCTTCTTGGATTAAGGATATAAATTTATCCTTGTAACCAAGGTCGTCAACGCTATTGTTTAGGTCTTCAATTTCTTGAGCTGCTAAGCTTAGTGGATCATCAGAATAAGCGGGTGACATAAAGAGCCAACCAAATGCAAGCATTGTGGCTGCTGTTATTCTAAATAATTTATTCCTTGTCAAGTAGGGCCCCTAAGTAAACAATATGTCTACCTAGTAATTATACCACTTTAACTATTTAGGATTATCTGTTTTATAAAAGCCATTACCTTTAAATTGTATACCAAATGGGGTGAAATGTCTTATCATACTTGAATCACATTCAACACATGTATAACCTGGATCACTATCTGTAATTGATCTATTTACTGACATCAATGCATGTGCTTCATCATATGAACATTTGTATTCGTATACTGGCATACCTATTCCTTAATATTAGTAGGCAGTTTTTGGACTTACCCAGGTCGCAATATTATTTGATCTTTAAAATTTTTGGTTGCTTTTCCTTTGGGATGTTTCTTACTACATTAATGTGTAGCATTCCATCCTTCAGCTCGACATTGGATACTTCCATGTATTCACTAAGCTCAAAGATTCTTGTAAACTTACGTGCAGCTATTCCTTTATGAACAACTTCTGCGTCTATTACCTCTTTGATTTCACCTGTAATCCATAGACTTCCGTCTTCAATAGATACAGTTAGATTATCTCTTGTGAATCCAGCCACTGCCAGCGAAAGCTGATAGTTATCTTCGTCTAGCTTTAACAAATCATACGGCGGGAAAGCTGTATTATTTACTTTACTTAGACTGTTAAAACGTTCCAACTCTCGGTTGAAACCAATAAAAAATGGATCCTTGAAAAGATCCATGGCGAAATTTGTTACCATTTTTGCTCCTTTTAAGCGAGTTAAATTAGTACCCCCATTTGGCAGGCACTAATATATTATATCATTTAAGCAAATAAAATTGCAACTATTTTTTTGATTTAGCCCTAGCTTTTGCTAGTGCATCAAAGTCTTTAATTTTTGTTTCTCCCATATAACCCCAAGCATGACCATCTTCAATCATCTTTTGATTAATAGATTTATCTGATCCGTCCAAGAAAACCCAACCTAAAATGCGACCAAACTTTTCAGATGAGTTCATCTTTTCTGTTTTAATAACGACAGTTTTAGCTGAGTCGATTGCATTCTTAAGATAAGCCTTGGCTTCAAGACCCAGTGCCTTTTCCATCTTGTCTGTTGTACGGCTTTCTGGGGTGTCTATACCAGCCAGTCTTACCCTTGAAGTAAATGATATATCAAATCCAAGATCGATATCTACATCAATAGTATCCCCATCTACAACCTTGCTTACTTTCTTTACATAATATTCAAACATATAGTCCTCCTTAGACCCAATACTTAATTATAGCAGTTGTGGCGAGCAAAGACCATATTATATTAAACCAAATAATTGTTGGTAATGTTTTAACTGTTGATGACCAAATTAAAGATAAACTAGTTATTAGTGCAAAGATGTATAGCCACCAAAACTGTACACCAAAAATAAGACCTGGAATAATAATTGCTGCCTTGGTCATAAAGGCAAAGAACTCTACGGTATTTGGTAGGTCCCAATAAGACTTATGCCTCATTGTCTTTAGAGCATTAATCCACTCTGTTCTAAATTTCATTTTAATCCCTCCAAAAATTTCCTGTGATCTACACATTCTGACACCTTGTGATTACGATATGTACTATAGTAGTCATACAGATCAATAGCTTTTTTGTACTCATTATAAATTTCTACGTATTCTTTGGCAAGTTCTTTATTTATTTTGTCTATAGCAGATCCTACCACAAACCAGCTCTTGGACTTCCAATACTCTCCATTGTCTAGTTTCCCTGGCATTCTGCTTTCCCAAATTTTTATCTTATTCCTTAGTTCTTCTGGGGCGTTTTCATAAGAAAATTTTTCCCAAAATGGTGTGTCTTTCCTTAAAGACATGTAGTGAAAGTATATAAAGTTAAGTATATCGTCATTCATTCTTACAATCTTTTTATTAAACTCATCTCTTATTTGCTGAGTGTTGCTAACAAATAGGCTTGGTGCGCCAAATATTTCTGTCAGCTGAACCATGCTGACCCAAAGAGAAGTTGCCTCTAGGGGCTCTACAAAGTTTGCTGCAAGCCCAACTGCAACACAGTTGTTTTGCCAAGGCTCTTCGAATGACCCTGGACTAAAACTAAATCCGCCTTTATCTTTTCTTGGATATGTTGGAACAAATCCTAGTAATTCTTCTATCTCTTCAATGGCAGATTGCTCTGATATTAAAGAAGAATCATACACATAGCCACAGCCAAATCTTGATTGTAATGGGATTTTCCACATCCAACCATATTTCATTGCAATTGCTTCTGTGTATGGAGGAATCGCATCTGTCATTTCAATAAAAAATGGGACGGCAGAATTTGTTGGTAAAAATTCCTTATAGCTTTTCCATTTTGAGTTAAATGTTTTTCCAATAATAAGCCTATGAAATCCACTGCAATCAAAAACAAAATCGGAAGGAATGCTATTTCCGTTATCAAGATCCAAGCTTGTTACATTGCTTGACTCATCTAAAGACACTTTGATTATTGTATCTTCAAAAACTTTAATTCCTCTTTCTATTCCTATCTCTTTAAGCCTTGCTGCAAGTTTTGTAGCATTAAAATGAAAAGAAACAAGACCTATCTGTTTATAGTCTGATATAGATTTTCCATCTTTATTTTTTTCAATAATGAAGGGAACTTTGTTATTTTCTGAAACTGTTTCTGTAAAGTCTACATTTTTTAAGCTATTGTTTAGTGCAATACTTGAAACGAGGATGGGGCTTGAAGACAAAAACATAGAAGAAAGTCCTTCTGTTCCAACAGTTGGGTCTGTAAAGTCAAATCCGTGGTAGTAAAAATCATCTTGGTTGTTCCATCTAGTAAACTTAATTCCATTTTTTATAGTTAAATCACAATTTTTTACTAAATCCTCTACCCCTATATCCAATGTTTTTAAGAATGCAGGAAGATACGGAGTAGATCCTTCTCCTGCACCAAGTATTCCAATATCTTTTGATTCTATTACAGTAACATTTAGTTTTGGATAATTCTTCTTTGCTGTTAAAGCAGTAAGCCATCCAGCACTACCTCCACCAACAACAACTATATTTTTATTCATGCCTGTGCTCCAGTAGAAGGGGATATCTCAATAAGATCAATATTACATCTCTGAGGCAATTTACCTACCCACAATATAGCATTTGCTATATCTTCTGCTTCCAATGCCCCATCATTATGCTGGTGGGTATTAATTGCTGCTGGACATACCTCTGTAACCTTTACCTTAAAATGAGATAGCTCTAGCCTAAATAATTTTGCAAGTCCAGATATTGATAGCTTTGAGGTAGCATAGTTTCCTCCGCCAGCATAGAAATGTTTTTTTGCAAATGAAGATATAAAAATAATGGTGGCATTGTCAGATTTTTTAAGGTTTGGTATAAAAAGTTTTGACAAATACATTGGGCCAGCAACATTAACCATATATGAATGCAAAAAGTTTTTAGGGGTTTCTGAAGATAACTGTTTAGCCCCATCAATCCCAGCGCATGAAGCATTATTTACAATTAGATCTATTGTTTCATCTTGATATTTTTTATAAAAATTACCAATACTTGTCTCATCTGACAAATCTAAGTGTTCAATTTTTATATTATCAAAATTTAAATTCTTTACTCCCTCTGGATTTCTTGATGTTCCAATAACAAAGTAACCGCTATCAGACAAGCGCTCTGCCAATAGGTTACCTACTCCTCCACCAACTCCAGTAACAATTGCTTTCTTCATAATATATCCATAACCTTACATTGGCATTAAGCAGAAAGAATTTTTGCTAATGCATTAATTGTTGCTGCAATTCTTCCGATATCACGCAACTGCTCAACCGTATAGCCTTCCTCTTTCAATGTTTCATAGTGTGCTTTAACACAAAAATGACATTTGCCAATAATTGATGATGCTAAAGAATAAGCTTCAAACCTACCCTTTGTTGTTCCACCGTGAGAGGTGATTGCATTCATTCTTAGCTGGGCTGGCAACCCCTTAAGGTTTTGATCATCTGCCATTTCAATAAATGGATACCATACATTGTTTTGAGCCATAATAGCACCAGCCGTTAAGGCTGCATTTTTTTCAACTTCATCAGTAGCGCTTGCAGTAATAAATGCAAGCAACTTAGAATTTCCAGTTGCAAAGGCTGCAGCAATTGATAAATACGTGGCATGCTCTGGTTCAATTGTTGACCTATTAATTACTGCATCTAGATTTAGCTTTATATCTTTAGCATATTCTGGAAGAGAATCTTTAAGCTGATCCACCCAATTCATTACAGCGTTTCCCCGCCCAAAGATCTATTGCAAGCGCATAGCTCTCCTGTTTGAAGTGCATCTAGAATACGCAATGTCTCGTCTGGGTTTCTTCCAACATCCAAATTGTTTACTGTTGCATGCTGAATAATATTGTCTGGATCAACAATAAAGGTGGCACGATAAGTTACTCCAGAAGAGTGGTGAACACCAAGGTCGGTTGCTAGTTGGTGTGCAGTATCTGCAAATGACCAAGAGTTTGTTTTCTTTAGGTCGTCATGAGCATTTCTCCATGCAATCTTGCAGAACTCATTGTCAACTGAACCAGTCATTAAAACTGCATCTCTATCGTTAAAGTCATTAACTAAAGCGTCATACGCAACAATTTCTGTTGGGCATACAAATGTGAAATCTTTTGGATAGAATACAATAATCTTCCATTTTCCTGGGAAAGAATCTTGATTAACTATCTCAAAAGAAGATTCATCATACGACAAAGCCCCTGGCTTAACTCCAGTAACCGCAAAGTTACCTAATCTATCTCCTACTGTTTTCATTTTTTCTCCTTATTTATAAGCGATACTTGTTGTGGTACCCCTGGCTGGAATCGAACCAGCGACCAACAGATTAGAAGTCTGTTGCTCTTCCTCTGAGCTACAGAGGTATAATTAAATTATACTATTAAAAATCAAAATCTTCAATAGCCTCTAATGGAATTATTCCCTTTTGCTTTGCTATATTATATCCTTCTTCTGTAAAGTTATATGTTACCCGAAGATTTTCATCATACTCAACCTGCATTAAATCACTATTTAATAGATCTATTAGTTCGGATTCTACATAATGCTCATGAGCTTCCCACAAATCTGGTGCAAGTAATGGAGTTACATTTTCATTTAACTCAAAAATTGCTTCTCCGTCTTTTGAGAATCCAACAATTTTAATTGCACCAATATCTAGATAATGCTGAATCTTAATCATTAGATCTTCTTCATCTTCTTCATCAAATGGTTTTGACATTGCTACCTTTCTGTGCAACAAGTAGGACTTGAACCTACGATTACCGAATTATGAGTTCGGGGCTTTAACCAACTAAGCTATTGTTGCTTAGCCTAATTATATTATTTAGTTACCGATTTTGTCAATAGACTGCTCTACTATTTGTTGAACATACTCTGAAAAATGTTTTCTTATGCTGCCAGGCGGTCTCTTGCCAATATCAGACCACACTCTTTTATATTCATGAATGTTGTCAAATGTTGTTGGGCATACAAGTATGCCATCATAATCCTTTAGTCTTGTTGGCAAAGGAACATGCTTGCTGCAGCACTTGCACTCTTTAGCTTTTTCTTGATATATACTCATAGTATTTCCATTCCACTTAATGCATCAGAAAGATCCCTAGGCATTGCTGAAGGTGCCTTAATTAAATTCGGGCTTTCTTGTGTTAAACTTTCTCTATATTGTTTTTTTACAGAAGCATAGTCATGAACCTCAATGTCTCCAAAAGCTTCTCTTGTTAAACTAATCGCATTATATATTGAACCACAAACAGCATCGGCTAAGTCTTTAGAGCCTTTTCTTGGGTGGTCAACTTTATCACGCATAATTCTTAACTCTAATAATTCATCTACAAGCAATGGTATATGAGGTCCATTTAATCTTTCTTCTAAAACTACCATAGCCATGTCATCGTAATGTTTTTTTGCAACAGATAAAGTTTGAGTATTTATTCCATACTGCTTGAGCTGCTGCATCATGTCGTGAGAGTTCCATCTATCAAATGTGCATATCTTAATATTAAATCCCCTGGATCTAAGAGACAGAATATAATCTCTTACTTCAGCAAAATCCACTGACTTGTCTGAAGTAGGTGTCCAGTACATAACAGCATCCACCTTAACAATTGGTGCTGGCTGAGAGTAAGTATCAGTAACTTTTACACTAACAAACTTTTCAATGTGGGCCATAGATACAGCACAATGGTCATGTTTTTGAGCTAAGTCAACGTGTATGTAGTAATCTTTATCTTCTTCTGGCAAGAACCAATCTTCAAATCTTCCAAAGCCATCAACTGCTATAGATAGATCTTTAAATGCCATCTCAATCTTCTCACGAGATTTAAAGAAAGCATCAATTGCTTCTGGTGGCATACATGCAAATCTTCCCAGAGCATCTGTTACGTCTCTGTAGAATGCAATTTTAAAATCTTCTATACTTCTTGTTGGATTAACTTCCCAGGTGGGCCTACGTATTGCGTAGACTCTTGGATACTTGTAAGAAATAATTTGATCTTCATCCCAAAATATATCAAACTCATTACCTACTGTATTTTCTGGAAGGTCTGGATCTAGTTTAAATCTATGTGATCTTGATATAACTTCTTTTTCTGAAATAATTTCGTCATATCTTTGCTGAATATAGTCATTCTTAAAACGTGGAAATGAAAGAAGAATTACTTTGCCGTAATCTGGGAAACGAGAATCTACAGATGCCCTATACATATCATAGATGCCACTTGCTGTTTTTGCCTGATCATGTCCGCTTGTACTGTCTAAAGCAAAACCAGAAATTTCATCAAGCACTGCGACAAGAACGTTATAGCCTTCAAAAGCTTCTCTTTCTGAGTGTCCAGAGTAAACTGTAACATTCTTATCAAACTTTATCTCTGAAGCTTTTTCAAAATACTTACCTACAAACCAGGGTGAGTGTGTTACCCTATTCTTGAATCCTTTAAAGAATACATTGTTTGCTTGCTGGGCATTTATAGCAATATTGATAATATCAATTGAATCACCTGGTGGCTTACCATAATAGGATGCTGGATCTTTAAGGCATAGTAGAAGATAAACAATATAAGCAACAGATATGGTAGAGCAATAATCTTTTCCACTACCCTTACCTAATTGAGCTACAACTTCATTGCATGTCTGTTTATATCTTAAAGAACCTTCCTTTTCACCAAAAAGTTTAATTAGAGTTGACTCTTTATAAATCTGAGAAGATTTTTCAATTAAAGTATACTGATTTTCTGACAACTCAGGAAGACCTAAATAATTTTTGTCTGTTACAAATGTTCTTAGATCGACAGGTCTTTCTTCAAACTCTTCTCCATCAAGTATATCAATGAGGTCATCAAAATTAAATTCCACTGACTTCCTCAATAATCTCTATCGGCTCAACAATTCCAGTAATTTGTGATAAACGTTTAGCCACTTCCATCTTACACTTAGGACATGTTGCAGTAACTTCTTTTAGAATCTTAACTAGAACTTCTTGTTTTCTTTCCGCCTCAGCTATCTGTCCTGCCATCTCTGCGTTGTCAAGCAAACCGACTTCTTGTAACATTCCAATTCTTTTGCCCTCAATGTCAGCGATTAGCTTAAGTGCACCAGATTTAACACTAAGCTGACCTGCTTGATCAGCGTCTTCAACTGTTTTCCATGCTTCTTTTATCAGCATTGCATAGTGTTGGTCAGCTCCAGAGATAGCCTCCTTAGCACGTTCACGGGCTGATGTATCGTTGTGGACAACACTCTTCCACTCATCTATTAGCTCAATGACTTCTGCCCTCTTAAGACCAGTAAGGGTAGCAATCTGTGTAGGGCTGTTGCCCCTAAGTAGTTCTTCAACTACTTTATTCATACGATCAAAATGATCAGCTAGTTCAATTTCCATATAAATACATTATACTTCTAGTCGACTGAAATAGCAAATTCCTTAGCAACTTTGAGTAATATTAAATATCCAATAAGGTCATCAATATCATTATCCCCTGGATATTCTTCTCCCTTAATTAATCTATTTAATTTATCATCAATTCTGACGTATAGCTGCTCTCTTGGACCTGCCTTGGAAAATATACGAACTGGATCTAGGGCTGAATTTCCATATGAAATATTTTTCTTTATAAGCATATGAGCAATATCAAGGCATGTTGATAGAATTTCTTTACCAGCTTCTGTCCCTACTGTAAGCAAATAAAGGTCATCGTATTTAAATACTTTTGAATCCTCAAAAACTGGTGAAGGTGTCATTTAATTAAACCCTTTTCTTTTAATGCTCTATATATGGTCATAACTGTTACGCCACATTCCTGTGCAATTTCTTCCATACTTTTCCTTTGAACAACGTATCTCCTATGTAGCCAATCTTTATTTTTATACATTTTCACAGATGATCCCATCTAAAATGTTTTCTGTAAGATTCTAAATCAATGACAGTTGGATCAACCCACCAGTCTTCTGATTCAGTTCTAGCAACAATTGAATACCCAAGTGAGTCTAGTATCTCTCTCTGAACATCTCTCATAGCAACATTACGCCAGTACATGTTTGCATCATGCTCAAATGTAATAACAGTAAACCTGTATGAATTTAATGGTACTGCTATTAGTCCATGCAAACTTGTGTAGGCATTTCCATCTGGCCTTCCGTTTAGATTGTAACCAGCATCAATGTCTACCTGAAGATAATCTATTTGTTTAGGAAATGAGTTTTCTTCAAAGTAGGATATATAGTTGAAATCTAGAGCATCTCCCATACATGGGTTAGATCTGTTCTCATTAAACTCTGCTCTTAGTTCTTCTTTAATTTCAAAAGACACACCCTTCCAATCAAACTCATTTTCTAGCCTATTGGTATTGCTTCCATTTTTTGAATGAAATGCTCCTAGCTCAACATAGTATCCTTCTTTTTTATTATCTAGAAGCTCTAAAACAAACTCTTCCTGTGCACTTCTATCGTTCCATACTTGTGTCATTTATTTGTGAGAACCTCTCTAGCATAATAAGCGATGCCGAATGCATCAGCTACATCAAAATCTTCTATCGATAAACCATGCTTTTTATTAAAGTAATCTGCCGTTCTTTGCTTACGCATATTTCGTAACTGGTTTTTGTACCACGAGTCTGCGTAACCTGGATTGGCTAAACGTATTGCCGCCTTCTCTTCTTTAGTAGGGTTCTTGTTCCCAATATACGATTGCCAAGAGCTAGGAGATATAGTAATAACTGAAGCACCCGTAGACATAAGCTCAGCAATGACAACACCATAAACATATGATAATTTTATCACAGCATCTGGTGATCTGACAAGTATAGCTCCTTCTACGGCAATGTAATCGCTTTTTAGCTCATCTAGCATCATAGCAACTCTACTTTTAGCATTATAAATCTTTTCGTATATATCATTTCCAACTAAATTAATCTTACCCCATTTAATTGGTGTGCTACCTTCGATTAAACAAAAGGCAACAGATGATGTTGATGCATCTATTCCAAGGACTCTGCTTGCTTTTGTCCTAGATAATTTCGCCAGAGTCACGTATCATCCTTAATATTTTACTCCTATCAGACTCAGAGTTATTTTTTTCACATCTAGAGCATATGTCTAAGCTGTTATACCTACTCAATCTTGAGCTGCATGACTTGCATAGTCTTTTTTGCCCAGATCTAATTGCTTTTTTCTCATAGTATTTCTCCATAATCTTTTTATTTGTTGCTATTCTGCAGCAATCATCTGAACAATATTTTTGATTATGTGTTTTTGGGGTAAACTCTTTTTCATTTGTGCAATCTGAATTAGCGCATATCATTACGAAGGCACCTTAAATCTTTCTATCTGTACCGTTCCAACTGGTGTGTCTTTTGAATAACACTCTTTTTTAATTGGGCAATACGTGCAAGGCATCTTTGTTTTTGTTGCGCCCTCTGGCTTCATTGGTAGGTCACCTTCTTTAAAGTTATCCCAGACTTCCCTCATCCACAAGAATGTATCTTCGATAATCTTTTTATTCCTGTCGTTCATTGACACTGGAATAATTAGGATCTCTTGAGTATTCTTATTCTCATAAAGAAAGAATCCTTCTTTGGCATCCTTAAGTTTCATGTATGTTAAAAGCTGAAGCAAATGGTTTGGTGATGGGCTCATCTCTGCTTGCCTTGTATCCCAGACCTCTTGCTTTGCAGTTTTAATTTCTCCAATTACGGTTTCATTATCATATTCCATAATAAGGTCAATAAAGCCGCGAATTGGTGGATACTCATTTATAATCTCTTCTTCTTCTGCAACCCATTGAGGCATAGTTTTAATTAAGTTCTGAAGTCTCTCGTGGGCCTGGGTACCCTGAGCCATGTTAGCGACTGCAACAGCATCATTATTGTCAATAAAGACTGCGCCAGAAAAAGCCATATACCAATACCTTGGGCATGTTCCATGACCATAACCCAAAGAGCTTGGACTAAAAGACTTCTTAGTCATTTCTCCATCTTCCCTTTTAGTATTCTTATATGACTCATCAAGCATTGATGCAAAAAGCTCTGGATCAAAGAACTTACCAGTATGCTTTTTAAACTTTAAATTTTTAACTATGTTTCTACCCATTACAAATTATACCTAACGACATACTTAAGTGCATCTACAAGTTTGTCTATGGACTCCTTTGCTGAATAATATATATTTTTCTTATTATTGTTCATTGTTCCCGCTTTATCTTTTGCTATTGTTGAATAGTAAGATGCCATCATAGCAAACTTAGTTGACATAGCTTGAAGCTCAATAATAAGTTGAGGAGCTTTTGCAGCAGGTACATCTGGATTTAATAAAAGCTTTACTATAACAGCTAGTGCTCTGTCTAATTGAGCATCGTTCATATACTCATGTAGATCATTGAACTCTGTTATAGAATTAATTAACTCTAATGTATTCTTATCCTCTGTCATTTTTAATCTTTTTATCCCACTTATCCATTAATAGACCGACTCCATATCCAACAACAAAGCCAAACAGGGTTCCATAAACAAAGTATAGCATTAGAATGGAACCTCAGCATATGTCTTATATGAAGGAAAGTCGTTATTACTTGGAGACTTGTCCTTAGACAACGTGTATGCTGTTACTGAGATTGAGTCTGCGTTAATTTCATATGAGCTTCTCTTAACGCCATCCTTATCTGTCCAGTTTTCTTCATAAATCTTTCCAACGATAATAACTTCCATGCCCTTTTTAATCACAGACTTTGATTGATCTGCAAGTGTGCGCCAAGCCTTGACTGTCCACCATGAAGTATTCTTGTCTTCCCATTCACCAGTAGAATCATTCTTGACACGATCATTGGTTGCAACTCTGAATCTAAGGCCATTTGACCCAACAGACTCTGGTTCACTACCAACTCGTCCAACGATTGTAATAATCGGATTAGCCATTTTTATTTTCCTCCCAAAATGTGATCAGCTCTTCTAGTACTGACCACTCTATGATTCCAAGACGGACCTTGGAATCCCCACCAATAATAATTTTAAGGGCTGGATGCATGTCCCTGCTAACCTTAAAAGTATCCGTACAGATTTTAGCCCATACATCTTTATTTAAATTAAATGAAGCTTTGGATTCTTTGTAGTCTACTACAAAATTTTTCCACTTAGCATCACCTTTTTGATATTCTCCACGGCCACTATTCTTTTGTGCCTTGGCGCCATCTCTTTTTACTTCTGCTCTTTCTGACATCAGTTAAGCTTGTGCTTTGTCTCATGACCAGATGGGCATTTCCAGTACATCTCTAAAGTAGCCTGGTTAAAGTTATAATATGGAGCATACAATTCACATTTACTGCATGGTCTTTGTTGCTCTATCTTTTCAACTCTGCTATCTACAGGCTCTTCAGTCTTTGAACCAAAAAACTCATTAATGCTTGGCATTTATTTCTCCTATTAAGCTGTCTACAACATCTGGATTTTCCTTTAAATACGCTACAGCCTTTGCACGTCCTTGAAAACGTTCTCCATTTACTGTATACCATGCGCCACCCTTTTCAATAATGCCACACATTTCTGCAACATCTAATGTCTCTCCAACATAATCTATACCAAGAGCTTGCCCTTGGTAGTAAAAGTCATACTGTCCTGATAAATTTGGGGGGCCAACTTTGTTGTAATCAACAATCCAATTAACTGGTCGCCCAACTCTTTGTTCAATAATTTTGTCGCCAACTTTAATACCAGCTTTAATAGCATTAGCCTCAGCTTCTGAAGACCATAGCTTGATGACCGTGGAAGAAAAGAACTTGACTGCCATGCCACCTGTTGGGATGTGACTAGCATGCATAGATCCAAATTGATTTCGCTGTTGCGAGATGAGAACAAGTAGTGTGTTTTTGTTTGCATAATTTAACATCTTGACTGCGTGAGTCATATCCTTTGCTTCTGCGCCGATTTGCTTAGTGTCTTGCAAATCTTTCATTTCATTTCCATCTTTTTCAAAGTAGATTGCTGGTAGCAATGCTGAAATAGAATCAACTACTATTAAATCAACTCCTGCCTCCATAAGCTTTGTTGCAACATCTACCATGTCATTAACAGTTTTAGCTGGAGAATAAATTAGTTCTTTTGAATTAACTCCTAGTTTTTCTGCCCACTCTGGATCATAAGAATGCTCAGCATCAATCCAAGCACAAGTCTTTCCTTCTTTTTGTGCAAGTGCTATCATTTGCAAACAAAATGAAGATTTTCCTGCTGACTTATTTCCCCAAACCAATATCTGTCGTCCATAAGCAAATCCGCCATTCAAGGCAAAGTTTAAACCTATGCTTGGCGTTGGCTGCTTTTCGATTTGAATATCGACTGCAGACTGAACCCTTGCTCTAGTTTTAGGGTCCAGCTTTGCCAGAATATCATCTAGGTTAATGTCCATTTAATTAATCGTTAGCCAATTCATAATCAGATTTAAATCCTAGTGGCTCTAGCTTAAACTCAAAAGATAGTGACTGATCATTGTATGTAACTGAAAGCTGCATGTCATCATTAGTACTCTTCATAAAATCTTCAGTTGATACCTCAACAGAACCCATCTTGCTTAATATAGCTACTAAAACTCTAGAGGCATTCATTGTCTTAAATACATCTTCTGCATTGTATGTCATTTTACTTCCTTAACCATAAGTGTTCCATCTTCTAAAGTTTTTAGAACTGGCTCGCATATCATTCCCTCTCGCATTTTTGCCAACGAAATCGGATACATACTTGAAAATACAATTGCTCTATTTAAATTTTTATCTTTATCTGACATTACAAGGTGTGCCATGGTCTTGCCAGCTTTTGTTTTATATGGAGTATAGCTTATCACAAACCTTTGGTTTTCGTCAATAGGGTATGACTTTGCATACAAGTACTTTACAAATGCATCGTCTGAATCTTTAGTGATAGAGTCTACATCTATATACCTAGATATTCTATTGTCTCCGACTAAAACAAAATACATTTTGTTTGTTTCTATTTTTGTCTGCTCAATATCGAACAATCCAACTGATCCACTTTCATCAACAAGTTCTATTCGTGACCAACCATTCCCACGCTTTATGCTTTTAGCCATACCAAACATAACAAACGATCCTAGCTCTTCAAACTCATCAATAGGTCTAGCCTGTGCTTTGACCCTTGGCTCTAAGTTAGAAAGATTAAACGAAGGTATTCCTAAAAATTCGTAATAAGACTCTCCTTCTTTACCGCTTCTAGGATTATCATCAAAAGCAGCACCCCCAATAGCATTGAGAGAATTAATGGCCCTAGAATTAATGCCGCTACCCTTTTTGGATGCTTTGTCAACAAAATCTTTATAGTTTTCATATGGTCTCTTTTCAATAATTTTATTTGCAATGCTGTCTGAAATAAATTTAACTTCAGCTAAACCAAATCTAATTGAATCCTTTTGTAATGAGAAATTTACATCTGATTCATTTACATGTGGAAGCTTAACTTTAATTCCAAGCCTCTTGGCTTCGATCAAATAACCTGTTCTTGCGTCTTTGTCTCCTTCATTTTTAAGGATCGAGAATAAAAATTCCAAAGGATAATAGCACTTAAGCCAAGCGGTATAATAAGAAAGCATAGAATAAGCGACAGCGTGACTACGATTGAATGAGTATCCAGCGTGAGCTTCGAATGTTTTCCAGAGACTTTCTGCTTCATCGGCGCTGATATGCTTTTTAGCACCCTGAATAAATTTATCTTTGAATGGACCGAGTTCCTTTGCATCTTGCTTCTTACCAATAACCTTTCTAACCTTGTCTGCTTCCGACCAAGTCATTCCGCCAAGGTGTACGCATGCTTGCATAACCTGCTCCTGATAAATAATAACTCCGTATGTATTTTCTGTAAATGGCTTCATAATTGGATGGATATAATTAACCGCTTCATTTCCATGTTTACGCTTAATGTATGAAGCACCTACAGTATTCATTGCACCTGGTCTAACCAAAGCGTTAGACGCTGCAAGGTCTTCGAACTTATCTACCTGCATTTTAATTAGCAGGTTTGTGTACGGTGTTGCTTCTGCTTGGAACACACCTTTTGTATAACCATCGTTAAACATCTTGTAAACTTTTTGGTCATCAAGCGGTATGGAGTATAGATTGATTTCTTTACCGTGTCTATCCTTAACTGATTTCAATGTATCTGAGATCACAGATAAAGTCTTAAGACCTAGGGCATCTAGCTTAATAAGACCTATATCTGCAACCGTATCCATATCGTATGCCACGACTGGAATTCTTCCAGAAACATCATCATTTGCATCAGCTCTGGACTCTATTGGAGCATACTTTCTCAAATCATCTTTTGCAACAACTACACCTGCAGCATGGACTCCAACACTTCGAATCTTTCCACGAAGTCTTTCCGCAAGCCAAGTTACTTCTGGATATTTTGCTCTAAACTCTTTTGTATTTGGAGAATCCATAAAGTCCTCAAATGTATCGATAGACTTCATTGCACGATTAACATCTGAAAGAGGAACCATAAACACTCTTGCAGCATCTCGAATTACACCCTTATCTTTAAAATAAGTGAATGTAGAAATAGATGCAACGTGCTTAAACTTCTTCTTTAAATAATCTTTTACTTCTTTACGGCGGCGATCCTCAAAGTCTGTATCTATATCTGGAAAGTCATTACGTTCTGGATTAATAAATCTAAAGAAAAGTAAATCATATTTAATTGGATCTACATCTGTAATGCCCAGAGCGTAGCAGACCAAAGAGCCAGCTGCAGAACCACGACCTGGACCAACCATAATATTATTTGACTTAGCCCATGTAATCATATCTGCTACAACTAGGAAATATGAAGCAAACGCCTTATCTTTAATTATAGATAACTCTTCTGCAATTCTATCCAAGTAGACCTGATCTTTGTCCAGAGATAGTCTTTTAAGGCCTTCTAAGGCCATATCAGCCAGTTTCTTATCAGCATTGGTCTTTG